CCCACGGTCAATGCGCCAGTGCTTGAAATGGCTCCAGTCACGGTCAGCTTGCCGCTCATCTTCACGCCTTCGGCGCAGTTCTGGGTGTCTATCGCAAGGATGCCTGCCTGCCCTGAAGCGTCAAAAGAGAGGGCGCAAGCGTTGTTGTCGATGAGGTCTATATCTGTTGCCGCGTTGGTGATGGTTATGCAACCACCAGTGAGCGTAAGGTCAGTAAACTGAGGAGAGTCACATGTCCCAACGCCGATGCTGGTACGAAGTGTCGCACCGCTCTCTGCAACTGGGTCAGTCGAGCCGTCACCGACAATCATCTCTCCATCGGCAAGGACTGCCATCGCTGTTACCGCATCTGTTCCACTTCCAAGCAATACACCGCCGTCAGTAAGGCAAGAGGCTCCAGTCCCGCCATCAGCAACTGGTACATCGGTTCCTCCAGCATGGAAGATACGGTTACCCTGGATACTCAGAACGCCACCCGAACCAGTGAGTGTGTTCTGGCACGCATGACTGAGTTCGATACCGCCTGTGGCCGTTAGGACACCTGTTACCCCTAGCGTCCCACTCATGGTCACGCCTTCAGAGCAGTTGGTCGTGACAACGTCGATGATGCCGGTCTTGCCCGAAGCATCGAAGCTAAGAGCAGAGGCATTGTTATCGAGTAGGTCGATATCGGTAGCCGCGCTGAGTGTGATACACCCGCCGCCGATGGTCAGGTCTGTAACGGATGGGGATGCAGTCCAAGCAGGGATACAAGACCCGCCCATGTGCAGGACGGTATTAGCCGCGCCTTTCGCAAGTTTGGAAAGGACTGTGCTTGATGACGCATAAAGGATGTCGCCAGTAGCCTGGCACGCGAATATGTGACCATCACCACAGGCAGCGATGTACTCAGCCTGCGTAAGCGTAGTACACGGGTCTTTGTGCTTGAACTCGTTAGCCATGTGTCCTCTCTAGGAAGGTTCTTCTATTCCCCAGACCATACCAGATATGGTGGCATTAGCCGTTACGTCCAGTGCCAATGTCCCGTCAGCAGCAGACAGCACGATGCCGTCGCCAAGGTCGGGTGAGTTGTGGACGCCAGCGATAGCCAGGAGGGGTGTCTGGGCTATGACCGTACCTGAAGCCGCGCTGTCCTGGAACTCGATAGCAGTCGCCGCAGAGGCCGACAGGCACCAACCCAGGAGGCGTATCTTGCTCCCTGACTGTGGTGTCCAGACGGTCTCCTCAGTGCCTGCCGTGATAGCGTTGGCGTCTATCATCTTGAAGGTGCTGGCCCTATAAGCCGCCTTTCTGTCGGTAGGCATCAGAACGGCTCCGCAACGGAGTAAGCCAGGTCTTGACGGCCAGAGCCACGGACGTAGATGAGGACGCAGGTCACATCACTACCATCATCAGATATGAGTTGGGCTGTCTTGTTGAAGGTGTGCGGGATGCGTCCAGGGTGGCCCAGGGTTATCGGACGACCTAGAGCGGAGGTGGGGGTGACACTGGGTGCCCAGTGGAGGCTGTCGCCAGAAGGACAGACCACGATGACATCGCCAGCGTTCTGGGGGATGGTGGCACCTGCGTCCACCAGGTTCTCTGCGCTAGACCCTAAAGCTAGGGACTCAGCGTGGATTATCTCGTCCTTGGAAGGGATTACTTCTGCCATTTAGGCACCTCATGTAATAGTCCAACCCTTACCCCAGCCTGCTTGACGGAGCCGCTCAGTCTCTTCACTGATGTACTTACGCTGTTCGTCAGGGTCGGAGTGAGAGGGAACATTGATTATCGGTATGTTATGGGACTCTAACCAGTCCTGGATAGACCCTGGATGGTCTTCATTGGGCCAATCTCTGGCAGCAAATATAGACCGGGTCATCTTGGCGATGTGACGTACGTCCTCACCCTTTCTTGCTGCCGTCAGGATACCCTCTAATTCGCGGTCTTCGTCTTCAGCGACAGCTTCAACAACAACGCCTTCACCACCCTGCGAAGCCTCCCATTCCTGGTGGGCCTTCGAGCGGTTGTGCATCGTCATCTGGGCTGAACTAAGGTCGGTCTTACCGCATGGGCAATCAGTACGAGTCACCACGATATCTCTCCTTCGTCACTACAGCCGAATAGAGCCACCGGAGCCACCAGGGGGGAGACTTGAAGTATCCCGTCTTGTGTTCCAGTATCGGCATGGTGTTATTGGTCAGGAAGCTGGAAGACTTGCCCTCCCATGGGGCCTGCGGAGGGGCAACCTCTTCTATCTGCCCTCTATCAATCAACACCTTATCTATGCGTCTGCGTAGTTCAAGCCATCTTTCGGGAGTGTACTCCGTACCATTCAGGTAGACATTGCTCTCATTGAAAGACACGTTGCCGCTGCCTACCACCAGGTTGTGCAGGACTAACTTCCCTGACTTGACTTGGGGTGCGTCCTTGATGGGGCGCACCCCTAGATACCTTTGTTTGACCAATTACACGACCAGGAGAACGACTGAGCAGCAGAGGAGGAGAGCGTCGTCTCCACCAGAACCTTCAGCCGCCTTGTCTACGTCCACCGCAACCACGTTGCCGGGTTTGATTATCCCGGTTCCGTCGAAAGCAGCGGATACGTCTGCACGGTTGATGTCAGAGGCAGCTACGGTCAACGCAGCAGCAGTGATACCGTCCGTGGTCGTAGTGGTGGTCTCGTCGTCCACACCACTCGATACGTCGATGGTGTAGGTATCAGAGGTGTCCAGTGCCGTACCGACACCGCTCCACCACAGGTATTGGATGACGTTCCCCACCGTGTTCTGGGGCACCATGAAGGTGTAGCCACCTGCCTCGTTGGCAGCGGCCAGGAGAACCCCGGTGAAGTCGCCGTACTGGGAGTAAGCCGCTGTACCGTCAGTCATGGGACTGAGGTTCACGGTTACCTCATAAGGGGACTTTATCTCAAAGGTCACCCTGGAAGTGTCGATACAGAACCCGACCACCTGCATCAGGTTCTCTGCGCCCGTAGGACGGGTGGCAGTGATTTCACCTGCTGTGGTGGACAGATACATCGTATTACCCTGCGTGTAAGGAGCGTCCGTGTCACGGATGATGCCGCTCCGGCAGAGTACGCCTACGTCGCCGGAAGCGTAACTGTTCACAGCCACGGCCTCCGCGAATTTCGTGTTGTCGTCTGCGTCTGCGAGTTCCCAGTCGGTGCCGTCGAAGTACAACATGTCCCCGGCGGTTACGGCTGTAGAACCGATAGTCGCAGCAAACTTGTCGGTTGCTTGCTCAACGTGTGGGTCAGCCATCGTTCATTACCTCATTATCAGATTACGGAACTATGCTCAACGAGGTTGGTTATTCGTTGTTAGGCAGCGGAGTCGATTCCAGCCAGCCCTGCACAGGACTTGGCAGAGTAGACCACTGCGTTCAGATAGACAGCCATCCGGTAGACATCCTCGTTCTTGTCGAACTTGGTGCCCAGGCGTTGGATGTCAGGGTCGAGAACGGTACCGTTGTGGATGACAGTCCATCCCTGCTTCTCCTGACCTGTCTTGCAGGCATAGATGGTAGTAGCAGTGGAGGAACCCCAGCCACCGGCGTTCTCGTATTGTTCGGAGTTGGAGATGTAGTCGTTGATGACCACAGGTATGCCATTGTAAAGGGTGTACTGGTGACCGAACATATCAGCCGAAGTCAGAACGACGCCGGAGCCGGTGGCCCTGGCGAGTGAGGTCAGCTTGCGACGCATGGTCTTGTTCATCATCAGGAAGTCCGGCTTACCGTTCTCCACCAGGTCAATCATGGCGTCCAGGCGGTCAAGGGTGAGTTCGGTCTCTGCCCCGGCGATGGTGGAAGGCTGTGAGCCATCGTCCATCATAAGGAGGCGAGAGTCGCTGATGAGGAGGGACGTGAGTCCTTCCGGCTCAGTAGAGGTGCTACCGGAGTTACCGCTAATCAAAAGGTCTTCCAGCTTTCGGACGATGGACTTCGCCATCTTGGAAAGGAGGACGGCTTCCTGGGACTGCACGTTGTCGGCAGTCTGCATAGCGAAACGGTCAAGGGGGTGCTGTACGCCGACAGTGGTCAACGACACGGTCTTCTTCGTGTAGGTCGGTTCGGTGTCAGACCAGATGTCTCCTACCTGGTGGGTAGCGGCGGCTCCAAGTGTGCTTTCCCGGTTATAGACCAGGGAGTTTCCACTGAAGCTGCTGAACTGGAGGAAGGGGGCCAACTCAGACGCGGTGATGATGTTATCAAACACACCAGCCGTGACATCGTCGTTAGCCAACTTCTGATATTCACTTAGTGTTGGCATCGTATTGTCCTTATAGGTTACGTTTTCGCAGCCCCCGTTCTATGAGGGCTGAGCCACGGAGTTCTTCATTCCCGCCTGCGATAGCCGCACCTGTATCCAGGTCAGCTACGCCTGCTTTCTCCAGGGCTTTCTTCCCAGCGTTCTTCGCTTCATCAGCGAGTTTCTGACGCTCGGACGTAGCCCTGCGGCGTTCTTCCTGGGCAACCATCTTGGCGGCTTCTATCTGGATGTTGATTACATCCTCGAAGTCACCTCTGGCGGCTTTCGAGCCTTCTGCCCAAGCTGCCTGCCAATCGCTCTGGAGTTTCTGTGCATCATCCTCACTGATGAGGATATTGTCACCCTCGTCCTGAACGGTGGACATGAGGCGGGATTGCTCTTTCTCGTACCGGGCGTTCCAATCTCTGGTCGCCTGCCCTTGAGCCAACTCCTGACCTACCCGTGATATCTGAGCCTGCGCTTCATCAGACATATCCATCTTCCGGTCTTCCACATACAGCGTGAAGACTCTCTGAAGTGCGCCCAAACTATCCCGGATACCAGCCAGTTCCGCATCCCTGTCCGTATCCCTACGGCGTTGACCGTCCTTGGAACGCAGGTCGTTCTCCATCTTCTTGACCTGGGCCTCCAATGCGGTTGCTTTCGCCCTGTAGTCTACTTCTTCTTCAGGGGTCTCTTCGGTAGTCTCTTCAGCCTCCTCTTGTGCGGGCTGTTCCTCTACCTGGGGTTCCTCTGGTGCCGGTGTTGTCACCATGCGATGCTCCTTATGTATTTAATAGGAGTAATCACTGCGGAAAAGTGTAACCCTTTCCGCAAATTCCTGTCAATTTATGGCGTCACTGAGGTTATCAATTCTTGCAATGCTTCCTGGTCAAGGTTCTGGATGAATCCTTCAATGTTGCCTAACCGCATAGTCGAGAGACTTAATGACGCCAAGTCCCAAGCCACCAGTTCCCGGTTAAGGGCAACAGCACCAGGGTTGGTAGTCTCATTGCGTAAAGCGGCTCTCATAGCATCGACTGCTTTATTGTAGATACCGACGATATCCAAGCCAGATTTCCTTTTAGAAGCTAGTGCAACTAAATCCCTTGTCTTTTTCTCAGCCCCTGGTTCGAGGTACATACTAAGTAGTCTTTTATCGTCATTACTTAAACCCGGCAACTGCATCACAGCATCAGCCATTTCATCAGGGACGTTAAACCATGGCTCTATGATATCCTTTGCCTCTCGCCATCGGGTCTGAATCGGATGCTCTTCGTCGCGAAGGCCAGCGAAGACACTGTCAACGATACTGTTCCCCTGCGCGTCGGTATACTTGGCGTAGTCAGACTTTATGCTGTCTTCATCTGCTTGATAACCTTCAAAATCGAAACGTCCCAGCGCATCCACTCTATCCAGGTCGTATAGCTTGGTGAAGATGTCATCCCGAACCAGGTTATAGACAGCGATGGACTGTTCCTCTTTCTTTAGTTGGTCAAGTTTATCTATCACGTCAGCATGGGCGGCTTTCTTCTCATCCAAGCGGCTGGCGTAATCGCTGGTAGCAGATACCAAAGCATCCTTCAAC